AAAACATTATGTCCGTTGACAACCCGTGTGACCGGTATTTCAGGGTCTAATCTTAATTCCATATTATTCCTTATTTTTGTAATTGTCTCTTCTCATTTGGTGATAGCGATAGTACATGGATAAGTCGAGTTTACGAATGAAGTTATCATCCGCTTTCATGTCAGAAACTTTTTGGGCAGGCTTGGCTACCTCAAAGAAAATTCTCTTTACCGCATATCTTCCCTTTTCAAGAGTATAACATTGCACTGATCCTTCATAAGCATAAATAAGCCCGGCGAAATCAGGGACTTCATCGGGCTTTATCAAACCTTTCGGTACTATATAATAAAAATAATTGGTACGTTGACCGGAAGTGACAACATCAAACTTGTTCTTGCCATATTTATCACTTTTCTTTTTGTCCTTATGGAAATCACATCTGCTTACTTTTACTTCATATTCATAAGTCAGGCGTGACCGGGTAACTTCCAATAAGTCAGCTTCCCATTTCCCGACAAAAATATTGGGAAAGATGCGGTTTCCTTTTTTATCACGAAAAACATGATCGCAAAAGCCTTGTATAATATCAAGTGTTTTCATTTGATCTTTCCATGTTCCTTATCCAGTTCATACTCAAAAAATCCTTTTGCCTTATCATAAAGTCCGTCCTTTATATCAGAGAAATACATAGCGGCATTAAAGGCTTTCAATGCTGCCACACGAGCTTTCTTCTTATAATAGTCTGCCCGTTTGATCGTATTTTCTTCTTTTCTACGTTCTTGCTGTTCCAAATATCGGTCAACCGCTTCTCGTCCCCAACGGAACATGTCTTCTTTGTCGGCAAAGGTGGCAGATTCTTCACGGATCAGCCTTTTCTCCGAGGAAATGACATAAGCTGATATTCCTTTGTATCTACGAATGGAAACGGCTATGTCGAAACCTTTATAATTTTGCTGTTCAACATAGCCGCCAAGAGTATATGGGAAGTCTGTCTTTTCTATCATACAGCTTTGATATTGATTAGTGGCACAATTGTATCAATAATTTCTACCGTAGGTTCTATAAGCTCTTTTATTTCCTGAACATTTTTGTATGCCATAGGACTTTCATCCAATGTCCCTTCACATACGGAAGTGGAATACACTTTGCTCATTTGGGTTTTGAATGCGTCCATTGATAATCTTTCTTTAGCTTCGGAACGGGAGTATAAGCGTCCTGCACCATGTGGTGCAGAATAGTTCCAGTCTTTGTTTCCCTTACCACGACAAAGAAGAATACCGTCTGCCATATTCATAGGAATCACAACGTAATCATTGGCGTATGCGGCAATAGCCCCTTTACGGATTATCATATCATCAAAGCTGATATAGTTATGGACTGTCTCAACGGATATTGTAGCGTTCCAGCTCAAAGTTCTGATTATACGCTGTATAATCAACTTGCGGTTGAATGCGGCATATCCTTGTGCGATCACCATGTCACATAAATAGTGGAGCATTGCTTCATTTGTGAGATACCCAGAATATTCGGTAAATTTTTCCTTCAAACGTAGTATTTCAGTTTGCATGAATTGTGGCTCAACAGTGGACTTCAAGCGTTGAATTTCATTAGAAAAAGCCTTTTTATCAAATTTTGCTATTTCTGCATGGTATTTACAGACCTTCACACCAAAGTTGCGCGATCCGGTATGTATTGTAAGAAATATATTATTGGTTGACTCGGCACGCCCCAGTTCTATAAAGTGGTTTCCACCTCCCAATGTACCTAAAGAGTTGTAGAATGTGCCTTCATTTATCCCCACCTTCTTACAAAGTTGTGATACATATTCTTCATTAATAACTGGTTTGGTTAGTTGGTATTTAGAGCAGAACTGATCCATTCTGATAGATAAGAAGGTAAACAAATCTTCCTTTTCTTGTTTGGATAAGGGTTGTTGGTTAATCTCAAATCCCATAGGTATGATGGAACGGATTGCATGATTAATGTCCGGGAAAGACTCTTCTGTTATTGCATTTTCAATTTCTACACACAACATTCCACAACCAATATCCACTCCGATATGATTGGGGTTGACACGATCTGTAACTGGCATGGTGAATCCAATCACTATATCTACTCCCTGATGGGTATCAGGCATAATACGAACCGGAACACCAGTCGTAACCGGATTGTTCAAAATGTTTTGTATCGTTCCAATAGCTTCATTTTCTATTGCATTTGTAAATATTTTACAATCTTTGCCGAATTTTCCTTGTAATTCAATCATAATCAAATCTTTTCGTTAAGTTTTTCAAGAAGTTCATTCGCACAGTTCTTTGCGTATTCTTCATCTTCATCATGAAAGGACTTGACTGTTATCCAAATCCCTGCAAATTTAACTTGTACTTTGTAATCAAGAAGGAGGTATTTCTCTCTGTTTCCGCTGCAATTATCTTCTACGAAGGTAGTCGTTTTATTGATTCTGTACTGTTTCATCATTATTTATTTCTTTAGAGTGGCAATTTCTATCAAGTATCTTAATGCACTGTTTAATTCCAGTATCAAATCCTTCTTTATAGCCTTTGGTATGCTCACCTAAAACATATATAGTCATTGACAGCCAAAATAGAAGTATGCCAACGGATTTATACCAGCATGGTAAAGATACAGAAAAGGGTTTTAAGGTGATAGAGAAATCACCGATCCACAGAAGACCGGCAATGAGCATGAGTAAATATAAGACTTTCATCATTTATCATTGTTAAGTTCAACATATTTGCCTTGTAAAGAGCAGTTCCTTAAAATTTCGGCATTTTCCCGGCCAAATGCAATAAGAACACTACCGCAACCGGGGCTGTCCCCACGTGTTCCATCGGGACGGAAGAATTTTATTCGATTCCTCAAAAACATCATACCGGTTGCTTTCGTGAAGATGATGTCTTGAAACTTATTGCTGTCACACCGGTTAAAAAGTAGTGCTATACCGTTGCCGTGTTCTGCCAATTTCTCTACAAACTGCCATATAAGCGGTTTGGAGTACGGAGGGTTAAGCCAAATTCGCCCCCCCCAATTTTGTATAAGACCATTGTCCTGCTTGTTGTACATGATTTTTGCGGTAGGCCAAAGAGGGTGCATGGGAGCACATGGATCAAGGTCAAATTCACCTAATGCTTCAATGATTTCTCGTGGTGTGTACCATTCATCGGAAGCATTTGCAGATCGTTCAAAAGATGTATTCATGTATTACTTACATTTAGGATTTTACGAATTTCTATATGATCGCAATTTTCATCAGCCTTTTTCAGAATATAAGCAATTTCTTCTTCCTTACTCATGTTCTGTGGACGTTTCGTTGCTTCTGCTCTCAATTCAGAAATAATTTTATCTACTTCGGGATTAGGAGTTTCATATAATTTTTTAAATTCAGCGGCTCTACGTTTAATAAGTCGCTCTGTCTTTTTGTTTAATTTCATCTCACAATATTTTAAAGTATTCCTTGCATAAAAACCTTTTCTTGGTGAAAAGTCTTTGAAGTCACAGCTCATGTATATTTCCTTCCTATCAGCCCAATGTGCCATGTCTTTCTGCCACTGTGGAATAATTTGGTGTGGATTGTTCAGATCACGAAAGGGTTGACAATGTGGAAGAAAACGGCGGCTTTTAGATTTCCAGTAGTTAACGCGCGCAAACGATTCTTCAAAGTCCATAAGGATGCAATACAAGAAATATTCCCCTTTATATCCATACTTATCTATTAAAGTGGAAGCACGTTCAACTTCTGCAATCTGTCCCGGTGTATCGCATCCAAAGCGAATACGTTTAATCCATTTTACTTTTGCAAGTAGGCGAGCGATTTCATCCGTGATTAAACGGGCATCCAGTCCTTGATTAAAATCCACTTTGATACCCAGTTTGATGATTTTCTCTATTTGCTGCAAGCCATAGTTTGAGGCCAGTATATTATTATCCATAAGGATAGCTTTTTTCCGTCTGGCTGTTATTTCCTCAATATCCATATAAGGTGAGATTTTTCCTTCTTTTTTAGGAACAACACACCATTTACACCGATTGGGACACCCACGTGTCAGAAATCCATAGGATAAATTGGAGTCAATATTGTAGATCGAGTAATCAGGTTGAAGACGATCAACCTCAACTGGAAGAACTTTTTCAATATCATATCCGGTACCACCTTTTTCTATTTGGTTGGCATTGATATAATAGTTATAATCAGGTGTGAAAGTGAAAACTTTAGCTGTATATACTTTATCATATTCACATAGGGGATTATACCATTCCACTTGATCGCCTCTGGCTTTGTGGTAAGCACTGATCTTCATAAGTGCTAAATTGGGGAAATTGCTATCAACGGCTAAAATACCAATATTCATTATTCTTCAAATTTAGGTTTTGGCATCCATGCTATCGGTTCCCATAACGGAGGTATGCTGCTCATTGAAGAGTAAATCGGATTACCTTTGTACATATCATGAATATAACCATCCATGCAGAACCATACATTGTTGCTATATGTACCGTTAAAAATCGCACCATGTTTACATAGAATGATAATGTCTTCATATTCATTCGGTAACCGTATTTTCACTGATACCCACGGAGATTGCTTTGCCTGCCATTCAGCACCTTTCACAAATGCGGCTTCTGCAATTTCATCATGAGATAAATATTCAAAATCATCAAGTGATGTGTGCGTACCATAAGTAGTTAATGTTTCGGCACTTGCCATTCTTGCTTCTATCGCCGCTTCTTTTACTGTCTGCTTGGTTTCTTCTTTTGTCATAGCTCGTCAAACTCTTTTTGCAATGTTTCTATTTTATTATCCAAAGCATTCATATAGTTCTGAAAGAAATTCTTACCAAAAATTTCTTCCTTTAATGGTACATCATTGTGCATTCTGTTGTATGTAAATATCAATCCACCACCATATTTTATGTTAGAACTTTCAAGTGCTGTCTTATGACTTTTGTATTCCTCTATTTTCTTGTTAAGTTCTATTGCTCTGTTGAATTTCTCTTTATCCATTCTACGTCTTCGTAATGTATACAATAGTCTAATAAATTTAAATCAGGATATTGATCCAAACATTCTTTTTGGTGAATACAATTCATGCAACACCATTCGTCTGACAGTCTGCCCATATCTTACTTGTTTAGAATTCGTTTCATGCACTTATGGTATTCTTTAATATTTTGAGGGTTCATATTATAGTGTATCATCAATTGTGCAATCTCTACCGGATTATACTTTCTGTATTCAATAGGAATTTTCCCATAGATTCCATATTCCAACATCGTTTGTCTAATATTCATTGGGATTTTCAATGTTTTCAATGCCTTCTGTTGTTGTGGAATAGAATAAGGCTGATAATTGCTGTCCCAATTTCCAAATATGGAAGTAACATAAAGAATCTTTTCTGCTAATCTTATTTTCATATTTCTTCGGCTTTAACATTATATCCAAGTCTTTTCAATCTATTATAATGGACTCCACATAAAAATAGAACATTGCCACTTGGGTATGTAACTTTGTATTTAGCAGTATTTTTACATGGAGTAAAATTGTGCCAGCCTCTTATTCTTGTTTTTCCTTTATCTACGTGCTCTTCACATTTCATAACTTAGTCGTTTGCTTTATAATTGTATAGAATGCGTCATACGGCAGACATTCAACAGCCGTATGACAATACACTTATTTAACTATTATCCAATCGTTAGCAAGCATATCTGTCTGTGATGCAAGCCAACCATTTACAACGGTGTCATCGGCAGCTTTCATACATAAGTATGCAGTAAATTTGATTTTATCAATTTCCGAATTTCCATAATTGTTGGCTATCCATTTTTTGAATGATTCGGGAAGTGATTTAACATGATTAACAACCTTTTCCGTTGGTAAACAATCTTCAGGACGCATAAATATGAACATACCCTTACCGTTCCATCCTTTACGAGTAACGAGATGCCCTCGTTTGAGAGATTCAAGTGCTTGCCCAAAGGTTCCCGTTTCTTCTCCAAGTAATTCACATTCCATTGCCCCTTGTCCGTAAATGGTTTCAATAGTTCCTTTGTAGCTTGCAAGTTCAGGGAACTCAGCTACAACCCCTGCTGCATATTCGGCAGCTTTTTCGTCTAATGTCTTCATTCTAATAAATGTTTTTGATTAAACATTGAATCTGCTTCTTGAAACTGTTTTGTGAAGCGATTCTTTTTATAAACTCTTGGTGCAGTACATCCAGTTAACAAAACAAGGAGTGTACAGATAAGTAGTATTTTCTTCATAATATTTTTATTTACTCGCATAGTCCATGAAACAGACTCATGCAGGCATATCCACCTTCCGGCTCGAACATATCAGGGGTATGTTCT